TGGACGTGACGAAAGCAGCGATCAGCGCGGGTATCGAGGAACGGCGGGTCCGTATCGCTGAGGCTCAGGGTGCGCTGGTCGCTTCGGTGATCCGCGCCATCCTCGGTGACCTGGACCTGTCTGACGAGCAGCAGCAGAAGGCGGCTGCGTCGGTGCCGCGCCGCCTGCGGGCTATCGCTGGCTGACCCAGGAGGCGGCTGTTGACCGCCACCGCGGAGTGGGCCGAGTATGCGGCGCGGGACTTCGAGCCGAAGACTCCCCGCTGGCCGACTCCGGGTTATCTGGCGAAGGCGATCGACCCGTCAACTGTGCAGACGCCGGCGCTGGACCTGATAGACGAAGCGCTGGTCTGGGCGTACTCGACACCTGGCGCGCGGCTGGCCATCTCCATCGGGCCACAGGAAGGAAAGAGCAGCCGCGTCACCAAGGCCGGCTCCCTGTGGGCCCTGATCCGTAACCCCGACACGCGGATCGGCATCGCTTCCTATGCGCAGCCGCTGGCCGAAGGGTTCGGCCGCGACATCCGCAACACGATCACGACGAACGACGGCACCGACGGCACACTCGACCTGGGGTTGCGGATCGCCCCGGACTATGGTTCGGCGAAACGCTGGCAGATCGACGGCCACCGCGGCGGAATCGTCTGTGTCGGCATCGGCAGCGGCTTCACCGGGCGCTCGGCTGAAGTGCTGGTCATCGATGACCCGTTCGCCGACATGAAGCAGGCCCAGTCGGCTTACTACCGCGAGCAGGTCTGGGGCTGGTACCGGTCCGTTGCGACGCGGCGGCTAGCTCCCGGCGGCCCGGTCATCCTGATCATGACCCGCTGGCATGAGGATGACCTCGCCGGACGTCTCCTCGGTGCTGAAGACGGCCACCGCTGGCGCGTGATCAACATCCCCGCGCTGGCTGACCATGATCCAGCGAAAGGGCAGTCTGACCCGCTGGGCCGCGAACCCGGCGAGTGGATGGAATCGGCACGTGGGCGCACGCCAGCTGAGTGGGAGGAGATCCGGATCGAGTCCGGCTCCCGCGTGTTCGCCGCCCTGTACCAGGGACGCCCGAGCCCGGACACCGGCAACGTGTGGCTGCGGGGCTGGTGGCGCCGCTACCACGAGCCGATCTGGTCGCAGCACCCGGAGATACCCGGTGCCTATCTCGTCCGCGACGTGGACGAGGTGGTCATGTCGTGGGACCTGACGTTCAAGGACACCAAAGGCTCGGACTATGTGGCTGCGGGCGTCCTTGCCCGCCGTGGCGCGGACGTGTACCTGCTCGACGTGGTGCGTAAGCGGCTGTCGTTCACCGACACGATCACGGCGTTCGCCGCCCTTGTGGCCAGGTGGCCGCAGGCGACACGGAAGCTCATCGAGGACAAGGCCAACGGGCCGGCCGTCATCTCGTCGCTGAAGTCGAAGATCCCCGGCATCGTGCCGGTCACGCCGAAGGACTCCAAGTACGCCCGCGCCACCGCCGTCGCGCCGTTCATCGAGGCCGGGAACGTGCTGCTGCCCGATCCTGAGATTGCACTGTTCGATCCCGAGGAGCTCATCACCGAGGCGGCCGGTTTCCCGAACGCTGCTCACGATGACCTCGTGGACATGATGAGCCAGGGCCTCGCGGAGCTGCTCTTGGACGGCACGGGCGCGCAAGCCTGGATCGCATGGGCGAAGAAAAAGGCGCTGGCAGCGGCAGAAGCCACAAGCGACGCCGAGCCCGACCCCGCACCCACGGACACCGGGCCACCCGCCGAACCACCCACTCCCGTCCTCACTGCTGCCGGGGTTGTCTCACCTTCTGCTGACGGTTCCTGGCTTGCCCGTTCCAGTGACGGGAAACGGGACTACACGGTCACCCCGGAAGGTGTGTGCTCGTGTCCTGCCGGTCAGCATGGGAGACGGTGCAGGCATGTGACCGCCGTGGCGCTCGCTGGGGCTGCGGTCCCGGTTCCCGTTGATCCGGTGGCGGCACGGCAGGCAGCGAGGAATGCGGCGATGCGGGCGCAGCGAGGGCCGGGCTGGTGACGGTATGGCAGCACGCCGAACCGTCACGCCTTCCGGGCTGAAGCCATCCGGGCAGCGGCAACGTGATAACAGCGCCGCCCGTGCAGGCCGGCTGGGCAGTTGCAGGTCTGCCACGCCACGAGGTAGGTGCTCGCGCCGTCGCTGCTGGTGGCCTGCCAGATGCCCGAGCGCATGGGGACGAGGCCGCCGTCGGCCAGCATCTCGCGGGCCTTCTCGACCTGTGCCGTGGTGAAGTCGCGGAGCGCTTCGGCGAGCGCCGCGGCCCGGATACGGGCCCGGCAGACCGGGCCGTAATGCGCCTTGACGCTGCTGGCCGCATGGAGCGGGCGATGGCAGCGGAGGCACTTCGCGGTGTGGGTCCCGGTTGCGCTCATACCGCAATTCTAGCGGATGTGACGTACTAGCGATAGGTTAGGCCGTCACTCTTCCGTAGCCTTGACCGATCCTTGACTCTGCCGGTGACGGCGCATCCGGGCGTTCCCGGCGCAGCGTTTCGAGCAGTACTCCGCGTCAGCCCTGCCGCCTTCACCGCGGTAGAACTCACTGCCGCAGCCGGGACATGTCTTGGCGGGAGGCAGGACGGCGCGGCAGTGCGGGCATCGGTCGGCCATAGGACAAGCCTACAGGCATGTGACGGTCTGACCCCGTGTCCACGCCGTCACATACGGACGAGAGAGGCCCGAGTTGAGCGATGCCGCAGCGGCACCGGCATTCGAGTTCGCGGGTGGCTGGCCGTTCACTGGAAGCCCAACCGTCAACGGCCACGAACTCGCCACCGCGACCTCGTTCACAGTGAGCGCGGGCCCGGACAGCATCCCCGTTGTCACGCTGACCCTGGTCGGCCCCGAAGCACTGAGGCTCGTGCTGGACGCGGACGCCGCCAGGGTCCAGGTGGCCGACGGGACGCGGGAAGCGCTGATCTCGCTCGGCTGGACGCCACCGAAGTGACCGCTCTCCGCCCTCGCTGCCGCTTGTTCCTGACCTGAGTCTCGCGGGGGGCGAATGAGCGTCCGCACCCGCGCAGGCGGCACCGCTGTTGCCGTCCGCACCGCCAAAGCATTCGGGCCGGTGTCTTCCACCGGCCCAGGCCAGGTCATGACCACGGTCGCGCAGGATGTCTCCCAGATGGGGCATACGCAGCCGTTCAGCCCCGGTGAGCCGATCGGCCCCTACGACGGCTACTCCCGCACACCGCGCGAGTTCGACTACCGCACCGGCTACAACATCGCGACAAGGCCGCGGACGCACGAGCGGGTCAGTTTCGACACGCTGCGCGGCCTGATGGACGCCTACGACGTGGCACAGATCTGCTGCTGGCACAAGATCGACACGCTGCGCGGCATCCGGTGGAAGCTGCTCGCCGCCGACAACTACCAGGGCGACGTCGGCCGCGCGATCGAGCTTGGCATGCAGGTCATGCGCCGCCCCGACGGCATCCACGGGTTCCGGACCTGGTTCGCCAAGTGGTTCTACGACGTCCTGGCCTATGACGCCGCGCCGCTGTACCGGCTCCGCAACCGGGCGGGCATGGTCATCGGCCTGATGCCGTTCGACGGCACCACCCTGGCGCCGCTGCTGGATTACTGGGGCAACCCGCCGATGAACCCCGGTGCCCCCCCGGACGAGCAGCCCGAAGCGTACGTGCAGTATGTCAACGGCGTGCCGTGGAACTGGCTGACCCGGGCCGATGTCATCTATGAGCCGTTCCGGGCGGTCAACAACTCGCCGTACGGCAAGGCCCCGCTTGAGTCGATCATCCTCAACGCGAACACCGACCTGAGGTTCCAGCTCTACTTTCTCCAGCGCTTCACCAGCGGGAACATCCCCGAGGCGTTCGCCGCCGCGCCTGCATCCTGGTCACCGGACCAGATCGAGGCGTTCCAGGAGTACTGGGACGCCATGGTCTACGGCGATCAGTCGGCCAAGCACCAGATCAAGTGGATGCCGCCCGGCAGTGCCATCACGTGGAGCAACGAGAAAGACTTCACCGACGCCTTCAGCCTGTTCCTGATGCGCAAGAGCTGCGCGGCCTACCACATCGTGCCGACCGACCTCGGGTTCACCGAGACGAGTAACTACAGCTCCGGTGAGTCGCAGGCGGATGTCCAGCACAAGGCCGGCGAACTGCCGC